TTTAGACTGGCCGGCGGCACCCTGCATCAAACAGCTGGTGCTGGTTCTCCTGCCTTATACCATATTGCCGGAATTGTAGACACGGTTGACAGCACCACAGTCATGAAACTTTATTATTCTGGTAGCACCACCGACCTAGTTTGGAAATTCAACACTCCAGCTGTTGGTGCTTGGCAATCAGGCGCACACTTTGATATTTCTGGCACCTACCAAATAGCTTAGATACAAATATGAAAAAACTTTTCATACTTTTATTCCTAGTGCCTTGTTTAGCCATGGCACAAAAGGCACCCAAAGGCGTTGTATATGACGCACAAATTCTAAGAGTGAGTGATGGCGACACAGTTGTGATCGCCGCACCCTTTCTCCCACAGCCCCTTAAGCCAGAACTAGCAGTACGTATCTACGGAGTCGACACACCCGAAAAAGGATTCCGTGCTCAGTGCGACTCTGAAAAGCAACGAGGAGAAGCGGCAAGTGTCCTCACCAAAAATCTCGTTCAAGCCAGTCAACAGCGACAAGTCGTCCTTTATGCCTGGGATAAGTTCGGTGGGCGTGTCCTGGGCGACATCATTCTAAATGGACAGAGTCTTAGAGCTCAACTAATTGCCAACGGCTTTGCTAGAGAATACTACGGCGATGCTAAACAGTCATGGTGTCAGTAACAATCAACTGACTATATCAATTGAGAGTATTTGATTTCTTAAATTTGTCCAACCCAGTTGAAAACTTTTGGACAACAACGCCCTACAGTCTGTTGCCAGACAATTCGCTGATCCTGCTAAACTTTGCAAAAAACGCCGGCCACAATTCCAACACTGCCCTATTGTCACAAGGGCTGAAACAACTGCCGGTCGATTTTGATTATGTTTTTATAGACGACAGTTATGATCCTATGAAGCTGTCCGATATACAAATACAAGGGACTGTAGAATTGGTAGCACAACATTTTACAAAGTCACACGTGATATTTTTGTCCAGCAAGTGCAGTCACTACTACAGTGATCAAAAACACATCTTGTGGTATCCGTTTTGGTTATTGTCTGAATACCCAACCGTTGTACAACCAAGACAACGGCGTATAGGATGCCTTAATCGTAGAAATGCTCTGCACAGAATCTGGTTAATGCATAATCTATTAAGCCAGAATCTGATTGATCATGACAGAGATATCTTCAGCATGGCGTTTGCTAACGTGCATGATCATCATAGATTGGACAATAGTATTGATCAATGGTTGGGCCTTGGCAACACCAACCACAACCAACTTATAGCACAATATCCAAATTTGATTGCTACTATACCGGACAATTTCCCCAATGACCATGGCATTCTACATCCAGCCTGGCACACAGCCGTTACCATAGTGACTGAAACCGAATGTGATGAACTTGGTATGATCACTGAAAAAACGGTCAAGGCCTTGGCAGCCAGGTGTTGCTGGATTGCCTATACCGGAAGCTACAGTATACGAGTCTTGACCAGTTTAGGATTTGAAACCCAACTGTTTGATCAACATGCAACCGGCCGCAACATTGATCCTATTGTACAGGTCTGCAAAACCCTAGACACAGAATCTGTGGCTATGGACTACTACAATTCAAAAATATCACAGATCACACACAACCAACAACATCACAGTCACGGATGGCTCACACAGTACGTTCCAAAATTAAAACAAGCACTGGGTTTGCTGTAAATACAGCATGGACGACTTTTTCTGTGCTGCCCCCTGGCGCGGCCTGCATATCAATCCGCGTGGCGATGTTAAAACCTGTTGCGCAGGAGATCCCAACATGCTGGGCAACCTCAATGATCAGACTATTGAACAAATACTCAACGGCCCAGAACTAACACAAATACGCAAAATCATGGCTCGCGGCGAGACTCACGCCTACTGTTCAAACTGTGTAAAAGCCGAACGCTACGGAGCCGATAGTGAACGACAATGGCATAATAATTCAAATCCTGATATTGACTATGCTACCGCCGGTACAGAATATCATTATCCAGTGATAGTGGATGTGAGATGGAATACCACCTGCAATCTCAGTTGCAATTACTGTAGTGAATGGGCCAGTTCAAAATGGTCAGCACTCAAAGGAATGACATTTAAGTCTGGCACCAGGCCATATTATGAGCAGGTATGTGATTTCCTACAACAACATCGTGCTCATATCAAAGACGTAGCACTGGTTGGTGGCGAACCCTTGTTACTGCCAGAAAACGAGCGCCTGTTGGATGTTGTTCCTGCAGAATGTTCTGTAACAATTATTACCAACATGAGTGTGGACTTAGAACGCAATAAAATATTTAAAAAATTAACGCAACGTCGTAATGTTGGCTGGTCCATGAGCTTTGACAATATTCAAGAACAATTTGAATATGTACGGTATGGCGGCAGTTGGGATTTATTAGAAAACAATCTTGCTGTTATAAAAGAACTCATGGCCAACAATGGTCACTGGGGCGGAATACACGCAGTATACAACTTGTACAATGCTACACGTATTTGTGATCTTAGACAATTTGCCAATGATCGCGGAGTCACTGTGTTATGGCAGAATTTGTTTCAACCTGATTATCTTGATCCTTTCTTGCACGGAACAGCAGTGGCTGAATTAGCTGCTAAAGAAATTGAAAAATTTTATAACCTGGGTATAGCTACCGATGCCGAGCGAGTATTTTTTGATACGGCACTAGAAAAATATCAGTCAACAACCGATTCAAATACACCCATGCAAAAAAAGTTTATGAATCATATTACCAAAATAGAAACCAAATATCATCCAGACCAACTAGGTAATTTTGCAAAATTATGGCCGGAATTGGAGTTTTACAATGGATAATATTTTGCCGCCGGCACATTTTGGTCAAGAGCTGGCTGATCAAGCCTTGGAATGGTTGCCAACTGATACCAAAGAAAATTACAAAAAGTTAATACAGGATCCCACACACGCAAAATATTTTGCCGAGCTAGGATGGGATCAGGCCGGCGCAATAACGTATCAGATCAACAGTCACGGATTTCGAGCAGACAAGTTTGACAGTGGGCCATATCTGGTTGCCCTGGGTTGCAGTTACACTGTGGGTATTGGATTGCCTGATTCTGTGACTTGGCCACGTCAAGTGGCAACTCAACTGGGCTTGGTCTGTGCCAACCTGGCCTGGGGCGGCTACAGTGCAGATTCCTGCTATCGCCTGGCCGAATACTGGGTGCCCAAGCTGAGACCCGATTATGTATGCATGCTGGTTCCACCACTGCATCGAGTAGAAGTATTGCTAGACAACACATTGTCAACAACACAGTTTCCAGTAGAAGTATTCATGCCGCAGAGTCCAAGTTTGTCGGCCGCCTCAGATGATCGATATCTCAGGCATTGGTTTCTAAACAACGAAAATGCAAAAATAAATCAACGCAAAAATGTGTTGGCAGTACGTCAGTTGTGCGCCGATTTGCATATTCCATGCACAATATATCGAGCAGAAGACCATATGAGTTGGAGCCGAGAAGAAATTGGCTATGCAAGAGACTACATGCATGGTGGCCCTAAGATACACAACGAACTAGCAAAGAAATTTATCGAAGCCTATGACAAATAATTCAGAAACTGTACTGGTCAAAACGCCCTACAAAAAAACAGTGTTCACCGACGAGCAACTGGCTGAATTTGTAGCCTGTGCCGATCCTGTGACCGGTCCAGAATATTTCATGGACCACTTTTTTCACATACAGCATCCTACCCGAGGAAAAATGCTGTATCATCCGTTTGAATATCAACAACGCTTGATACACACCTATCACAACTATAGATTTTCAATCTCAATGATGCCCAGGCAGACCGGTAAGTCAACCAGTGCTGCCGGCTACTTGTTATGGTATGCCATGTTTGTGCCAGACTCAACTATACTAATCGCAGCACACAAGTACACCGGATCACAGGAGATCATGCAACGCATACGCTATGCCTACGAGTTATGCCCAGATCATATTAGAGCAGGTTGCACCAGCTACAACAAGGGTAATCTAGATTTTGAAAACGGAAGCCGTATAGTTTCAACCACCACGACAGAAAATACCGGTCGTGGTATGAGTATATCACTCCTGTACGCAGACGAGTTTGCGTTTGTGAGGCCTAGTATTGCCAAAGAATTCTGGACTTCGATTAGTCCTACCCTGGCCACAGGTGGTAAAGCCATTATCACATCCACACCAAATTCAGATGAGGATCAGTTTGCTTTGTTATGGAAAGGCGCCAACAAGTGCGAAGATGCATATGGCAATCCTACTGAATTAGGCATCAATGGATTTCGAGCCTATAGGTCATACTGGAACGAACACCCAGACCGTGACGAAGCCTGGGCCACCGAACAACAGGCACAACTGGGTCAAGACCGTTTCCGCAGAGAAATGGGCTGTGAATTTATCATCAACGACGAAACCTTGATAGCTCCTGCCAAGCTCCTAGATCTACAAAGCCACGAGCCCTTGTACAAGACCGGACAGGTGCGCTGGTATCAGCGTCCTAGAAAAGACCGTATCTATGTGGTATCGCTTGATCCCAGCCTGGGCACCGGTGGTGATCCTGCAGCCATACAGGTGTTTGAAGCCAACACTACAGAACAGGTAGGTGAGTGGCGCCACAACAAGACCAACATACCCGAACAAATTCGTATCTTGACCGACATTATCAAACACCTTAATGAAACCGTACAGGATCCAGCCAGCATCTACTACAGCATAGAAAACAACAGCATAGGCGAAGCAGCCTTGATCAGCCTGGCCGAATACGGTGAAGAAAACATACCAGGTTATTTTCTATCAGAACCCGGCAAAGCTCGCAAGGGATTCAACACCACAAACAAGCCCAAACTGGCAGCCTGCAACAAGCTAAAAACCCTGATCGAGTCGGGCAAAATGAAAATACGCAGTAGTGGCATGGTTACTGAACTCAAAACCTTTGTAGCACACGGCGTAGGCTATGCCGCAAAACCCGGAGAAACTGACGATTTGGTCATGGCCACTATCTTGGCTGTGCGTATGATGCAGTTGCTACAGACATATCACACAGAAATGGACACACAAATGCGTGATCACGGCGATATCATAGTTCAGCCTATGCCGTTCATATCAGTCATGCGCTAAATACAATACTATGTCACAAATTACATCATCTCGCAAATTATTTGACCTATTGGTCAGCAGAGACTTTAATCCTGAAATACTAGATTCATCTGGCAAGCCGGCCACAGACCCAGGTGAGGCAGAAATATTCAGTTTTGATTTTCGTGCAGAATCAGGTCAGGACTACGGCACTGTGGTCATAATGCTGGGTGAGGACAACAACTTAGATGTGTACTGTGCTGACAATGTGGGTAAAACCATGGCAGGCGAGGACAAAGACAACTGGTTTAGATTTTTACAACAACTCAAACAGTTTGCAGTTAAAAACTTCATGAGCTTTGGCATTAAAAATCTCAATCGTTTACGTTATAGCATGCAGGGTCAAGCGGCAATCAAGGAAGGTCTTTTTGAAAGCTGGCAAGGAAAGAAGGATGTCAGCTGGAACGCTGGCCCCACAGAAAGCCGGCTGATAATCAAGCACAAGCGATCTCTAGGCGAAGGCGAAGCTAGATTTCGTTGTGTAGATCACCTGTTTATCGAAACAACTGAAGGCGAACGCTATCGTTTGCCGTTCCGCAACCTAACAGCTGGACGAGCCATGCTAGAACATGTACGTGCCGGTGGCAGACCATATGACCTGCGTGGACAACACATCAGTGAGATGGTCACAGAACTGGGTGTTCTAAGTCGATTTAAACGTGCCAATCATGGCCGCTTGTTAGAAGGTGATACAGCCACCCTGGTAGAACAAACCACAGCCTACACCGAAACGTTAAAACACAATCTCAAAAGCCTAACCACACGAACAGGATACGCAAACTATTTTGAATCCTGGACTCCTGCTGATGTGTCTGAGGAATCGGTAGTAATTGAAGGAATCAAACATTTATTTGTAACACAGAGTATTGATCAACGCATAGAAGATGCGCTACCATTGATTGCTCGTATTCAACAACAAGGAACTGAAATGAAAGAAGCTAATATATTTGAAGCCTGGGCCAATCGGCTCATGGAGGGAGTTTGGCAGTTGCCTGACACACCAGAAAAACAAGCCCAACTGGTCCAACTGATGGGTGCTGAATTACCGGTAGGTGCAGATGCCATCAATGCCAAGGAACAGTTGTATGACTTGATCGGCGATGACGTCTTGTTTGATCAACTCATGGATCTAGCCGACAAAGATGCTAATGCCGATGCTAGACAGACCATATATGACCGCATGCAGGAAATGCGTGAGTATCCAGACATTGCAGAAGTCATGACTCAATTTACCATGGACACCAATACTCCAGCAGAACCAGCCGAGCCAGTAGCAGAGATCAAAGACCCAGTAGACCAAACCGAAGATCCTGCTGATACTGAACAACCCAACTATCCAGAATATCAAGACAATCTGGCCGACATCTTAAAGAATGCCGGAGTAGACGACACAGTGGTACGGGCCGCTCCTGACTACGAAGCCGAAGTAGATGAAATGGCCAATCCTGGTGTAACTCCTGCAGATATCGACGGCACTGCCGAAGAAACCTTAGGCGAAGGTAGTTGCAACATGAGCGAAGCTGGCGAAATGTGCCCACAGCACGGCATGATGGAGTGTGGCATGGAAAGCCAAGACAATTCACCATTGGCTGGGCAGTATGGACATTCGGGCAAGATGAAGCCGGTAGAAAAAGATGTTAGCTTCCTGGACCGCCTTAGAGAACTGTCTGGCATGATGCGCAAGTAAATCTGCAATTAGAACAACCGCGTCATAAATATTCATTGACGCTACTCAATCTAGCGTATATACTACTACAGTGTATGCGCTTTTTTGTTGGCATCACAGGCAACGTAACATCTAAATCATTAGATAGGCAACACATAGTAAACACTTAGAAAGGCAACTAAACTATGGCATCATTATCAGAAATTCGCGCAAGACTAGCCGCTAGCGAATCAAAACAAGGCGGACAATCCACAGGTGGCGATAATTCAATTTACGCACATTGGAATATGGAAGAAGGCCAAAGTGCCACACTCCGCTTCCTACCTGATGGCAATGCCAAGAACACATTCTTTTGGCAAGAACGGGCCATGATTCGCCTGCCATTTAATGGCATCAAGGGTGAAATGGAATCAAAACAAGTGCAGGTACAAGTGCCCTGCATGGAAATGTGGCAAGAGACCTGCCCGGTATTGACCGAAGTCCGTACTTGGTTCAAGGACAAGGCGCTGGAAGACATGGGTCGCAAGTACTGGAAAAAACGCAGTTATATTTTCCAAGGCTTTGTACGGGAAAATCCTCTAAGCGATGACAAGACTCCTGAAAACCCAATTCGTCGTTTCATCATTGGCCCACAGATCTTTACTGTTATCAAAGGTGCACTCATGGACCCGGAACTGGAAGAATTACCAACCGACTTATTGCGTGGTCTAGACTTCCGTATCAGCAAGACTGCCAAGGGTGGATTTGCTGACTACAATACCAGCAAGTGGGCACGCAAGGAGTCAGCCCTGACCGAAGCTGAACAGGCCGCAATCGAAACTTACGGCTTGTTTGATCTCAGCACATTTCTGCCCAAAAAACCCAGCGAGTCTGATCTAAAAGTTATCAAAGAAATGTTTGAAGCATCAGTGGATGGTCAGAGCTATGACACAGAACGTTGGGGTCAATACTTCCGTCCAGCAGGTGTAACAGCACCAGCCGGCTCCGGTACTGGGTCAACTCACGCAGACGAAGATACTCCAGCACCTGTGGCCAAGGCCGCACCAGCACCTGCCAGTTCTTTTGACGATGAGGATGATACTCCAGTTGCGGCTTCAGCACCAGTAGAAGCCAAAGCTGGAACTCAAAAGGCCGAAGATATCTTGGCTATGATTCGTGCTCGCCAAAAAGCGTAATGTAAGATTGGTGGCAGAGTAAAATCTGTCACCATGACCTATAATAATACCTACCTACCTGCACTATGAAATTTTCTTTAGTATTTGAAAACTCAGGAGACTCTATACCTTTTCAAACGGTTAATAGTGGCTTGGATGAAATTTTAACATATTATGTTGAAAATCTAAATGAAAGAAATTTAAATAAATTTTCATCCCCGATTGGACACACTGTTAACACAGCAATTAATACTCTCCATGAAACTATCATTGAGTGTAATAAATTTGTTTATGAATTACTTGATAGAAATATTGATACCTATGCAACTGAGGATTATTTAAATCAACGCAACTTAAATAAATTACATGCCGACTGGGTCAACTCACAAAAAGTAAAATATAATATCTTAGAAAAAAGAAAACAGTATGGGTCTAAACAAGCAGAACAAATACATAATATCTTTTCAGATGATATTCCAACTCCTATAATTGGGTCGGTTATATCAAGGCTTGGGTACACAGATATTTACGGGCAGATTAATCGAGCAGTTCATACTTTAGAAAACATGTTTACAAATGTGGTATTTTCTGTTGATAATTATGATTTTGTTGATGAACACGTAGTAGAATTTTTAAATCACTTTTCAACAAGTTATATAACAAATGATATTTGTAATTTTAAATTTAGTTTTGATCACTTAGGTAGAATGTTAGAAGATAAATTTAAAAGTTTTGATTATGATCTAGAGTTTGACGACGAAAACACATTTAATGAATTAATAGGAGTTGTTGAAATAAATTTAATGGCACCACAGACTATACCATTAAGTAATGAATACGTGTTATGGTGTAAAAAGATCAACAAAACACCGAGTGGGAAGTATTTTAATATTGGTAACATTCCAGACCTAACAGAAAATTTAACCAAATATAGACAAATTATTTTTAGAAATAGTTTACAAAATAACTTTTTTAGTATACAATTAAACAAAGGAAATTAATTATGGCAAAACCATTTGACGTATCAAAATTCCGCAAGGACATTACCAAGAGCATCGAGGGATTAAGCATTGGATTTAATGATCCCACAGATTGGATCTCAACAGGCAACTTTGCACTCAACTACCTGATCTCAGGAGACTTCAACAAAGGAATTCCCTTAGGCAAAGTAACTGTGTTTGCTGGCGAGTCTGGCGCAGGCAAAAGTTATTTCTGTTCAGGCAATATTATTAAAAATGCACAAGAGCAAGGCATCTTTGTTATTTTAATTGACAGTGAAAACGCACTTGACGAAGATTGGCTTAAAGCACTTGGCGTTGATACAAGCGACAGTAAATTGCTTAAATTAAGTATGGCCATGATTGATGACGTTGCCAAAACAATCTCAACATTCATGAGTGACTACAAAGCCTTATCTGATGGCGAACGACCAAAAGTCTTATTTGTAATCGACTCGTTAGGTATGTTACTTACTCCGACTGACGTAAATCAGTTTGATGCAGGCGAAATGAAAGGTGACTTGGGTCGTAAACCCAAAGCACTCACAGCACTTGTTCGTAATTGTGTCAACATGTTTGGTAGTTACAACGTAGGTTTAGTATGTACAAATCATACCTATGCAAGTCAAGACATGTTTGACCCTGATGACAAGATCTCCGGCGGCCAAGGTTTTATCTATGCGTCGAGTATTGTAGTTGCCATGAAGAAGATGAAACTCAAAGAGGACGAAGATGGCAACAAGATCACCGACGTCATGGGTATTCGTGCCGGATGTAAGGTAATGAAGACACGGTATGCCAAACCGTTTGAAGGCGTGCAAGTTAAGATTCCTTATGAAACAGGCATGAATCCTTACTCGGGCATGGTGGACATGGCTGAAAAACGTGGCCTACTTAAGAAAGAAGGCAACAGCCTGGTATTTGTTACTAGCGATGGCGAAGTAATCAAACAGTTCCGCAAAAAGTGGGAAAGCAATGAGAATGGATGCCTAGACAAACTCATGGTAGACTTTAACAGTCAAAAAACGGTAAGTACTGAGGAACCACCTGCGGAGGAAATTGAATGAGTGTAGCACTAGCAAAAGAAATTTGGGACGAACTGCGTCGTTATGTCAACACTGTAGATCGATCAGATGCTGCAGAAACCCTGGTCTCAGTCTTGATTGACAATGACGCAGCCGCTGATGAAATTAAGGAAGTATTCAAGACCGATGCTGAAATCAAGCGAGCCCTGACCAGTTATCTCAAAGACCACGAAGAAGTAGACGAGCAAGACGACAACTACGACGACGACGACGAGGATGACGATTACTAATGACTGTTGGTTCTACTAACTTTTATTGTAGTCAAAAATTTACATACCTAAGTGTCGATGTAGAAAAACGCTTGATGTATTCGTGTTGTGCAGCCACACCTGAAAAAATTGATCTTGGCTGGTTAAAAAATAATACCGGACAGTTATTCAACACTCCGTTGTTGCAAGTTGAACGACAAATGATGTTAGATAATATTCCGGTTGCTAGTTGCGAAGCAACCTGCTGGCGACCCGAACGTGAAAATATAGTTAGTAAGCGTTCATGGTCAAATATTGGAATTAAAACACACACTGATGTACAAACAGTATCTCCTACAACGTTAAATGTTATTCTGGGATCCACTTGTAATTTAACCTGTAGCTATTGTTGCAAACAATACAGTTCGGCCTGGCGGCAAGACATATTAAAGAATGGATCCTATTTAGATCAAGATCGATTTACTCTAACAAATCGAGATCGAGTATTGTTAAAAATTAGTCAGGCCGAACACAAAGAGTCCACAGCATTCCAACTAATTGTCGACGAAGTGTCAAATTTTGATTCACTAAAAACGTTGGTTATTACCGGTGGTGAACCGTTGTTATATAATGGACTTATAGATTTATTAAACAACTTTGCTGATGTTCCAAAGATTATTTTTTATACAGGTCTTGGCGTCAGTCCTGCTAGACTTAGTGATCAACTAAAAAAAATAAACAACAAAGAAAACATTCTGGTCACAGTGAGTGGAGAAAATTGTGGCAAATTATATGAGTTCAACAGATATAACAATACTTGGCAACATTTTTTAACCAATTTAGATATACTAAAAAATCAACGGTTTAATATTAAGTTTTCATCAGTCGTTAGTAATCTAACAGTGTTTGGCCTGCTAGATTTTTTTGATTATTTCTCTTCTGACGAATATACATATAATTGGGCCAATGACACATATAATTGGTGCAATGATCCAGAGTTTTTGTCAGTCAACGTTATCGACGACGACAGCAAGGATCAATTAATAAAACAGTTTAAAAACAAAGATCATCCAATACGTGACCAGCTAATTTCCTCATTGGCCGTTTCATGTACAGAAAATCAACGCCAGCAATTTTCAATTTACCTGTCAGAGTTTGCTAAACGCAGAAATCTTGCGATTGACATATTTCCAGAAAGTATGTTAAAATGGTTAAAATTACAATGAGAGAGTATAATGTGGTATAGCAAAGTTGTATCATCGTTAGGAAACATTCCAGATTTTGTTCAGCACTATGAACAGGAACTGGCAGATGCCAGGCGCGATTGTCAGGTAGGCGGACTGATAGAAAAAAATATTACGGCCTTGCCTGGCATCACCGAACACAGATTTAATCAACTGCAGGAGATTGAAGCAGTTTTAAACTATCTCAACATACAGTTAAGAAAGATACGGCGTAGGCATTTTCAAAAGTATCTTGAAGGCTATGCTAGGGCTCTGACCAGTCGTGATGCAGAAAAGTACGTGGACGGCGAAGACGAAGTGATTGATTTTGAAACCTTGATCAACGAAGTAGCTCTACTGCGTAACAAGTATCTGGGCATAATGAAGGCCATGGAAAGTAAGAATTTCATGCTGGGCCATGTGGT